ATAAGTGTAATGATAGCATTCGTTCTATCAACCCAGTTCTGGAATGTGTCAGATGCTGTATTGATAGATGAAAGTGTTTTAGACATAAATTAATTCCGTTCTACGACTTTAATTAAAATGTTTTTTAGTTCTTCTATTTGATTCTCTAGATTTTTCACTTTTTCAGCAGCTTCAATTTGTTTTTTAGCATTTTGTACTGCCGCTTTCGTTAACAATAATTCATTTTTATTTCTATTTATTATGAATCCGGTCTTCTTATCTTTAAACATACCTGTAGCAGATGTTTTAGTATACTTTTTCCGAAACATTTTTTTTCGTTTTTTCTTATCTTTTTTTACATCTTCTTCTTGTGTTGTCATGTAGATGTTGCCACAGCTCGCATGTTACTTATAAACGGTGTAATGTATTGATCATTTGATAAGAATACTATCTTAAGAGCAAATGTATCAAACTTATCAAATTCTGTCATGCTAGAACTATAATATCTAGCAACGTTATATTTGGGAATAACGCTGGATATATTTTAACTAAGTCATTATTAGCAAAATTTGTAGTAAACGTTGTATCTACACCAATAACATTTGTTTGGTTTATTGTAGTAGTTACAACACCATTTGAAGTAAATGTTGTGTTTGGATATTGCGGAAGTCCATAAGTAAATTCAATCAAATCAGATGTAGTAGAAGAAAATAATTTACTTGCTGAAGACTTAAACTCTAACAAACTCCAATCTTTATCGTCATACGCATCTTTATCTTTATTGTTATAAAGTTTTGCATAAACTCTAAAGTTTGTACCCTGTGGTCTGTAACCAGTAATGTAAACTAATAAATCTTCACCAGATACTTGTGGATCAAGATTAATTCTTGTAGTTATATGTTTACTAAAAGCATTACCATATTTTGTATTTTCATTTGTATCATCGTCATTAATAACATAACGATACAACACGATGTTAGCTAGATTACTCTGCATTTTTGGTGCAACAAAATCATTGTTAAATGATGGTGTTATAGTAATAGCTACTGCGTTACTCTGTTCATACGCATATATTGGAGATGTATTAATAGTTACTATTTCACGAGATCTAGATGGCACGACGATAGCGTCTTCTTTTTTATAGAAGTATTCGTTGAACATTCTAATAGGTTGCGTGAAAGGAGTAGCATCAACTATGACATCTCCGTTTGTCGCTAGAGTATAATTAAACTTTGCTTCTGCATCAAATGTAGCTTGTGCAGGAGCAATAGTATCAATAGCAGCAACCATTCTGTTTACTTTAAAATCTACTATATTAACGTTTGAAACTGAAGCGCCGGATTGATCGCCAACTATAGTAGAGTTATTAGTAAAGTATAGATCGCTGTTTGCCTGTGAATAATAAAGCATTAATAGTTTAGCTCTACCACCGTCTAAATATGAATTTTTAAGTGAATGAACCCAAGCAACAGGTGTCTTATAAAAAGTACTTGTCGTATTTGTAAATGAAGTAGGTCTATCGATAGTTAGTATCGTGTTAGATGTTACACCTACTACTTCCCTTAGTTCGACGTTTGCTCCATTATTAATAGCAATATATTCTGAATCTGAACCCTGTAAAAATGTCGTATCAAAAGTAGTTCCATTGCCGGTTACAGTAGTAGAACTATTACTTACAGAGAGTGTTCCTGATAAGTTTGATTTTACCTGAAAAACTTTTTCATTACCATAGAAATTTGTAGTCGAGTTCAATTCATTAAAATGCATGAATTCATAAGATTTATTTCTAACTTCTAGAGCAGTAACATTTGAAATAGCAGTACCTTCATAAGCATATCTGGCAGCATTAATATTAAATTTTAAATCTATATTTGCTGATGATATCCAATTACTAGTATAAGCAGAATAAGTAAAATAATTACCAATATATTGACCGTTTACACCACTAGATAGAGTTTTAGTACCTAGTAACCATTCATTTTCTTTTGCTGTATATAGTTTATACTCAGGTGTGTTACCATCATATCTTACAACTATAGCATATTCTGTATTTGTTTTAGTAGGAATGGTGTCTGCAAATACAAACTTAGTAGAAACAGACGCGTCTGTACTTGTATTTATTTGATCATATTCTAGTCTTGCAGATGGCATAGAACCGAGACTGCTTATGACCGGTAATCTATTTTTACATGGAACCAATAAAACAGTTACACCTGGGCTTTTCAAGCCACCAACACTTTTAGGAGTTGGTTTTTCTTTAAAAAATAATTCTACACTACTAATACTAACTTCTGTAGCGTTTTTTACTACTGAAGGATCAATAAAAAACGTTTGAGCTAAAGTAAAAGTAGGAGCAGGTTCTCCAACAGTTGAAAATGAGTTATTATCAATAGTATCAATATTATAGTTTTTTAGTAAACTTCTTCCAAGAATTAAAGTTTTTTTACTTGTACCGTCAGGAGTTTTTACTATAAACTTTTTATTTAAAAAAGCACCAAAGTTATCGAACTTTAATTTAGTCTTTTTTAGTTCTTGACTAGTATTCGTTTCGGGTACGAAGAAATAAAATGCTAGAGTACCATTTTCATCTGTAACTAATGGATCACCTATCTCACCTATCGTTATTACATCATCTTTTCTAGTATTAGTATCACTAAAATTATAATCATCAAAAAATATTTTTCTATTAATATGATCTGCATTATATGGAATAGCATTTCCAGATGAATCTTTATTCTGACTCTTATTATTATTAAGATGATTATTATATACAGCTTGATAATTAGTGCTTTTTTTAACCTGTAAAGTATGTTGTGTTATGTCAGTAACATCTTCTTCATAGAACTTATGTTCAGTATTTGGTTTTAAACCATAAATCAGTATTTCAACAGTTGTATTTTTCAACTTGAATTTTGAAGGGTTTTTATACTGACTAATATAGGCTTTTGACATTTATAATTTCCTCGTTCTTCTTAACATACTATTTAGTATTATTCATCGCCGTCATCATCATCATCATCATCGTCATCTTCACCATCATCGGTATCTACACCACCATCTTCTGGATCGCCGTGAGGTGAATCAGCCCACTGATAGCTATCAGTATTATCATCTACATCAGGTGTTGTGACTTGACCACCGCCATCAGGTTCATCTGTTGGTAGTGGTAGACCGGTCAGGCCACCATCTATATAATCTCCGGGATCATCTCCCGGATCACCATCCTCAGTAATGACTATGACGTCGCCGCCTCCGCCGCCACCATCAGGTGTTACTACTATTCCATCATCATTTGGAGGTGGAGGTTGAGGTACAATTACTACTGGTTCTGTAGCAATATTTTGTGATACTATAGCTACTTCTGTATATGGAAAATCATATACATCACCAGTATCTAAGCTAACATTCAAAAGTTCTGTAAGAGGATGTAATTGTCTATTAGCAGCATCTAGATAAGATGTATATTCTGGGTTCTTAGTATCACTAAGATTATTATTTGTAAAATCATCAATAAAGAAACCATACTTAAATCTATTAATATCTGGAGATATTGAACTTGGAATCACTTTGTTTTTGAGTTGGCTTTCTGCTAAGCTCAATGAAACAGCATATTCTAAGTTACGCACTCTTTGATCTATACGTGCGATATCTTTCATTTTATAAGCTTTTGGTTGAGATTCTTTAATCTCACCATTACTAATTAGATCTCTAACTATTTTGTTATTAACTCTGCTTGTAAGATATCTTTCACTTACAATTTTTTTATCTAAAATTGTTTGTACATTAGCAGATGGATTTTGTGCAATAGTTGGATAAGCAGGAATACTTAATAGGGAAATATCTATACTGTCTCTATTAGTACCTGATCTCTTTTTATCTGCTTTTTCACCGTTTGTACCAGTCTTAATTGTAATCGTATTATTTTTATTAACTGTTACAACGTCTGTTCTTCCAACATAATACTCAATAGTGCCAGTTAATACTGTTCCTGGATATGGAAATTTCTTTTCAGAAGAACCAATATTAAGAGTAGTGTTACTTGGTGGATTTACAGTTGCAGCTTCCGAGTTTGTTGTTAGTGTTGCAGAAGATATGACTGCTGGTCTAAAGTCAAATGTTGTCAATAGATCATAGTAGATACCTACATCAGTTTTTAATTCTGGAACTTCAAGAGTGTTTATCTGTGTTGTTAATGCACTTAATGCTTTTGAATCAACATTTGCTATCTGCGCAGCATTTGCTGTCAAATAAGACACAGGTGTATAATAACCGTTTGTTGACGTATTAAATCTATCAACCTGTACTAACAGCCAGTTGGTAGTGTTTGGTCTAAACGAGATATCAGGCTTAACATACAGATAACCCTGATCATAATAATCTGCTGTTTGATTATGATCTACATAGAAATAATCAGTAACATCAGTACTACTTGTATTAACTGAACTGTTTGTTCCTAGATAAACTTTTCTAAGTCTAAAAATGTCTGATACACCGAGATGCCAAGGACCAGTGTTATTTGCTTCATTATTTGCCATAGCAAGTTTGACAAATAAGTTTCTATCAGCAGTCTTAGTTCCTTGAGCTGCACCATCTCTTCTAACATTATAGCCAACTATCATGTTAGAATTACCTGGTGATTGGATAGCGAGACCCATATTAATAGTTAGAATATTATTATTAGCATCTACGTTTGCAGAATAACCATCTCTATCACCAAACGGAATAGAGATATATCTAGGAAAATATCTCTTGATTTTTGAATTAGCTTGAGTAAATGATAAGTTTGAATTTAATTGAATAAAAGTATTATTTACAACATTAATTACTAGTTTTTTATCATATGCTGTGCTATTTGCATAGACATAAACATAATCACCGATTCTGAGGTCTGTAATAAAAGAAGTACCGGTGCCAACAAGATTTGCTGAAGTAGTTGTAGCTGCTGCATTACCAGTGATTGCTACATTGGCGATCATGCCTTCTTGAGCAGGAGCTACATAAAGTTCTCTAAGTTGTTCATCACTTAATGTAGCATTAGATGAATATGGGAAAAACTCATCTGGTGTTGATGATAATGAAAGTGTAATACTTCCTGAAGTAGAATTAAGAGAAGCGTTTGATACTATGGTTCTATAGATATATTTAATATTATTAGCATTTTTAAGGTATCTTGTAGTATCAAATATTAATCTACCTCTACCCTTAATATTTGCTATGTCTACAGCTGTTGTTGGATCTAGATCTAACACTATATCAGCAATGCCATCAGCAGCAGCGCCATTATAATAAACGCTCTTAACATCTTTAAAGTTTTTACCAGAATCCATATCAATATCAAAAAGATATAATCTATAGATTGCAGAACTTGTGCCAGGCACACCATTTTCTAAGGTCATTGATCTCATTCTAGCATAACCAATTTTGGTTCCTGCTGGAGCGATTGTTTCTGCTAGAGCCAACGATGAATTAGAAACATAGTCTCTTGCTGTATCATAGAGTTCTAACTGATCACCAGTATTAAATTGGAATAAGCCAGCAACATCTGATATTCTAATGTAATTTTGATAACCTAAGCTGATACTAAAAGTATTTGTTACAACTGTATCAGTACCTTTTTTGATATCCTGAACATAGTTTGCATCAGTAACTACTCTATAACCGTTTATATAACCTCTACCAGGATCTACAACAACTGAAATAGTATTTCCTTCAAAAGAACTATTTGCTGGTGATCTCGTAGTGACATTGAACTGGTCTAAAACATAATTGCCGCTGGCATCTCTGGTTCTTTCTGCCATCTCATCGTTTATGACGTTATAAGCAGTAAATTGATTTTGTTTATATGGCGAACCATCAGAGAAGCTAGTAAGTATATAAGCTTCTGCATTTGATTCTGCTATATCTGTATTAGATAATACTAAGTTGGCAGTAAGCTTTAATCTGTCTGCGCCGGGAGCAGTTTCGTTTTGAGTACCAAGAGCGTTATCAAGTAAACTAGTATCGATGTTAGAATTAATAATATCTTCTTTTGTTTCAAAAACTACCGAAATATTATTCGGTGTATTATTATATTTTGATACTATGATATTTTGAGGATACACTTTAATAAAGTGACCTTTTTGATATATGATACCTTCGCCTACACCAAATTGATAGCTATTACCCGTAGCAGACGCTCCAGAAGCGACTTTAATTTTTTGAACAAAGTTTCTAGCTTCCAAATCTAGTACAGCCAAACCGCCGCTGTTGTCTATAGATCTTACTCTAATATTTGGTGCTATGCTATAGTTTATACCTCTTTGTACTACATCTATAGTATTAATCTTACCGGCAGCTGTTGTTTTTAGAACTGCAGAAGCTCCAGAACCAATCTTTCCTACGACTGTACCAACAGCTGTATTTCCTGTGTTTCTTATTTCTGAATTTGCTGCTATAGTCCAACTATTAGATGTAGCAGATGAGTTCGCTAGAACAACATCTCTCGGCTTTATTTTTAATATGACATAACCTGAAGAAGCCAGCGTTGTATTATCAGCTTCAATAATCTCTACGTTAGCGCCAGTAGTTTGGTCGATTATATATTGGCCATTAGTAAATGTACCGGTAGATGTATTTACAACTATAGCAGATGTGATGATAACACTATCTGAGTTAGAAAATGATATACCACCATTGTTAATAATAATAGAACCTAAATTATAATCTTTTGAATATACTGTTAGTTCTTGATCTGAAGAAAAACTATATTCATTTCCGGAAGCACCAGCATTAATATATGTAAGATAAAGTGTCTTTAGATCAGGATCTGTAGTCTCATAACCATCTGATACGTTAATGATTCTAGCTACAACGTTGTTAGCATTTTTTACTCTGAAACTTTGATTCAAGTAGTCTACTGATACGGGATTATTATCAATATCAGTATCAAGAATCTTTACATATTTAATAGTATTAGTATAGCTAAAGTTACATCCATCTATAATAGTACCGCGCTTGAAGATATTATTCCCAAATCTTTCGATCTGTGATTGTAGTATGGCTTGCATTTGGTTGAGTTCTCTAACCTGGACAGAAACACCAGGCTTGAACAAAACTCGATGAAAGTTCTTTGTCTCATCATAATCATCGAAATATGGAGATACGTTGAGATCTTTTTCGATAGCCATTTAAACCCCTTAGAATTCAAAAATTATTTTAAACGTTTCTTTTTGTGTATTGCTTCTTTCAACCGCTTCAATATTATTCAAATATAAAATCTCGCCAGATCCATATACTAGTTCTCCAATATAAGAATTGGATACATGAGCTATAGCAGTGCTATTTGAACCAATTACCGTATAAGATACATTACCAACATTACCAAATTGAAAATTGCCAGTAGTATTTGAAACATAAAGTATCACACCATTACTAACTGTATTTATAGTGGAATGAAGAGCAGCTTTTGCAACGGTCGTGTTAGTTTGATATATTATTTCATTTTCGCTAAAAGTACCAGAAACTACATTTCCAATAAACTTATTAAGTTGTATAAATGTATTAAATCCTTTAGATACATCGCTAATAGTAATAGTACTAATATTTGCATGAGCTCCGGACTGTTCACCTATGACCACATCGCCAGTAGCAAATATACCTTGAGTGTTTGATAATAACACCGAGTTAGCTTGAATGATATCTGATATGTATGCATTTGAAGTAATATTCGGTATGTATATCCAAGCGTTATTAGAAGTAAAATTACTATTTGATGTTAACGTTATCTGTGAAGAATTAACAATTGAATTGACTGTTACAAGAGAGTAGTCAGAAGAATCTGACTTCATTAAAAGTAGTTTATCACCGACATTTACTTGATTCTCAAAGTCAGCTGTGCTACATATAATATTAGCAGTTGATGAATTAGAAATAGCATTTATATTAATTCTAACTGGTTCTATTTTTACTATCTTTTCTCCTGACGTCAAAGATCCAGTAATTGTATCAAAATTTAGTTTAACGTTATTGAACAGAGGATCTCTTAATAGACCTACTTGATTAAACTTATTTGAAGTTAGTATTGTATTGCTTTCATTATTTGAAAATTCAACACTTATTATTGCTGATGTGCTATATAATTCATTTTCTGGGCTTGAACCGTGACCACCTGGAGGTGAATATATTGGTCTAACATTTGCTTCAACAAATCCATTAGCAGCTTTTACTATTGAATTAGCTTCTATAACAGCAGTATGATAGGTATATCCAACACCCTGATCGAGCATCTCAATTCTATATACACTATTACTTGAGCTGCTGTTTATTAAAGCTCTTGCTACAGCATTTACTGTTTCTGTTTTAGAACTAGTTATTTTAATGCTTGGATATATTTCATATTCGGAACCATTTGTAGGTGAAATAGTAAATGCAGATTCTAATTCTATATAATTTCCATTAGAATTCGTGAAATAGTTAGTTATTTTTTTAAACTGACCTAATCCAGTTCCACCTGAAATATAGATTAAACAATCTGTATAAAATCCATTAGATAGACTTAATGAATTATTAGAAATTTCATATAAAGTAGAATTACCATTTACTTTAATTTGACTGCCAATAAAAGTTCCTTCTGTATAATTATCATATCTTTTTCCAGGATCAATAATATTGATGATATTGATAGAGCCGGCTACTGCGTAATTAATTACAGATGTATTTGCTACTATTGGAAAATAATCTTGATTTGAAAATTTGTTTTTATCTGCTGCAGATACAGAATACATGTATTTCCAACGATAACCATCGGATGTTTCATACACGTCAGTATTTGCTCCAGAAATATGTGATATATCAGGAGTAATAGTAGAATATGTGTTTCCATTATTATCTAAACATTTATATACGTGATAATAAGAAGAAGCATTAACTATGGCATAATAATCTTTTGTATACAATAATGTATCTGTATCATCATACATTGCATATTTTGTATTAGAAACATATGGTATATTTCTAATAGCTAACTTTACGTCGTTAGGTGTAACACGTTTTCCCATTATCATGTTTTGATAAGTATCAAATATAACATCTCTGTCACTAGTAGATATGTCTCTAATTTCTGCTCTATCATATTGATCACCAACAAATACATAATATGCAGTATTAGTTGTCTCAGAAACAGACTCTATAAATTGAGTTGCAACATGGTGTTTATTATGTATAGTTACTAATTTAGTTGCCATCATTCTACCGTTATATCTGTATCTAATATATTAATTTGTGCATTTAATACATCAGAATAAATGAATCTTGCAAAATACTTTGTTCCGGCCAAGTGAAGGACCTGTTTTAGCATCTCTTCATATTTATTAAGTTTTACAGAAGACTGTATTTCATATGAATAATCTTGATAATATAAACCATCAAACAGCTTCTTAGTATCACTCAAGAACCCATCATTTTGTTTATAAAATCCACTAGCTTCTCCATGTGTTTTTAACACAGCAGTTCCAGTAGCAATAGAATCATTATTTGTTGATGTGATGGTAACGGATTCTAATTTTTTATAACCATATCCGGAGTCTAGTATCTGTAACTCACTTATTGCACCTATTGAAGTCTGTGTTTCATCGTTAATGACTGCATTAAATCCTAAGTAATCTGAAGTAAATTGTATTTGAACGTTTGTAACATTCGCAAATGAACCACCTGTTTCACCATATATTCTAGTTGAACTATTCGTTGTAATAGTAAAATTATTTGTGTCTTTAAATCTCAATCTTTCTAAAATCAACGTTGTAGTATTTGCAAATTTTACTATGCCTCTGGAACTATTATTATCTTGAGTTACAACTTCTCCAACTGCGTAGCTGGAAGTAACGTTTGCTATGTTTAGTATAGCATCTTGTTTTAAATAACGATATGTTTTTGGTTCATATACAAGTACGAAAGGCGGAGCACTATAATTAGATCCTGGATTAATTGCTCTAAGAGCGTTTATTTTACCAATCTGATTATTTGTATAAGTTAATGCATTCGCAATTACTGTAGTTAAATTTGCTGTCGGTAAAGCAGTAAAGTTATAAACACCACTAAGAGCATTAGATGATACACTTGAAATATAATTTGTGTTTATATCAACATATTCTGTATAGATTAAATCATTTGATATGCTAAAAGAAGCTCCGCTTCCGGTACTAATACTTTTTACTACAGCAGTAGTATTATAATTTTCTGTGTTTGAATAGAAATAATTATTGCTATAGCTAGAGAAAGAAAAAGCTGGATCTATTATGCCAATTTTTATTTCAACAGAATCAATGTTAGCAATTAAGTTATTACTATAAAGTGGCAATGTTCTTCTAAATACACCATGACTGTCAGATACTGTTAATATGCCATTAGAACCAACGGTTGCTGTTCTATCTGCATAACCATTTGATACTGATTGATTAGCAGATACAGCATTTCCTGTTGTATAGAATGCATTTGCTTGTAAGTTGCCAGAATATTTAATAATGAATATTTGACCATTTGTAGCTGTATTTGTAGAAGACGATATAACTTTTCCTTCACCCCTTACTGCATTATTTGGGTGATATGTGTAGATATAATCTCCAGATGTAAATACACCTGTACAGTTTAAGAAATTTATATTAGCTAATGGTTGTACAACACTATTAAATATTTCGAAATAATTATTGGTACTTATATTTGAAGTTACAACATTACTTAATGTTAACACTTTATCTGATACTAATACTTCTGCATTTGCTGTATACGCATATCCACCATTTATTAGTTCAAAATTTACAGTTCCAATAGTACTAGCAATATTACTTACTCTAGCTTTAGCACCAGCTCCAAAGGTAGATTCAAGATTTACTATATCACCAATATTGTATCCGGCGCCAACACCATATGTGCTAACTAAAACTTCATTTAATGAACCTATAATATGAGGTTTTTTTTCACTATCAAATATATTTTCTGCAGTATTGACTGCTTCATCTGTTATAAAATTGCCATTTAATGAAGAAATATAAGCTATATCTACCAATACATTTTTAATACGTTTTCTGACTATTGCATCTACATATGCAGTAGCTTTGCTAGTCTGACCTGTGATTGTTTTTCCGGTTAACTTATAATTATGTGGACTGCAGTTTAATTCTAAATATTTTTGTTTTTTCCAAACACCAGAAGATAATGAAAATACATCTTCAGCTGGATAATATATCTCAGCAGGAACACCGAAAACTAGTTTAAACATTAAGTCTATAGCTCTTTCGGTACCCTTAGATCTATAAAGATCTAGTGTATGCTTCAAGAGTTGTCTAGTATTAGTAGTTGTTTCGAATTGAATATTTTTTAAATATTTCTCTTTAAAATAAACTAAGAATTGATCTGTAGTTTCATCAAGATCTTTATACTCGAAAAAATTTCTTGAATGTTTTAAAGAGTTTTCTTGTTCTAACCATCTATAATATTGTTTAACAAACTCAATAAAAACTGGTCCTTCTTCTCTATAGATAGAAGGAAATTGACTTTCTATGAAGTTTGAAATCTTTTTTTGTACAACTTCCATTATACTCTAACCGGCTCGATACTTACTTTAATCTCGGAAGATTCAATTGTTAATATAGTGTTTTTACCAACACTAATATCATTGTCTTTTGGTTTTGCATATATTTTGAAGTCATTTCCCTGGAATGCATCTGGTATAAAATTAATTAGTTTAAGAGTTCCAGTATCATAATTAACTGTACCAATATCAATTATTTTTTTATGCACATCGCCTATTAGTTGAACTATTTTTAATATTCCACTGCTATTATCTTCTATTAAACATTCAATACCGTTGAATGTAAATACTGAACTAGTTATAGTGTGTCTATCTGTTGCTAGATATTGATCTGGTAATTCCGGAAGATCATTAATTAAAGGAACGTTGAAATTAATATCATAGTTTTGTCCTACACCCAGCTGTAATTTAATCTTTTTATAGATCTGTAACTCTGTTAAGTTACTAACAATACTTGTATCAGAACTATCTATAGAAGAATTAAATTTACTATATCTAAGTGTAGTATTAAAATCATTTAAATATTCAGTATTATAATTTGTAATAGATTGAGTTACTAGTGATTTTAATCTTTCAGGTGTAGCTTTAGATATATTGATATTGTATCTGACTTTACTTGTGACAGAAATATATGTGAATATAGGTTCGATTATGATCGGATCAATTGACAGTGGTGATCTTCTTTTTATGAAAGAATAATACTCGTTCTTTCTATTTTCCGGTATACCTTCTACATCAGAAACATCGATAGCTATGAATACTTTACCAAATCTAGGAGGATCAACTTCTTCGCCACCATAAACAGATAAAGTATTGATTTCCGGAAACTGTGTCTTTAATATGATCTCATAATCAGAAGGTGTTACAGCTCTTTCTTGTATTTGAAAGTGCCTAGGAGCATAGTACTTAACTGAATTAATTGATTCTCTTTCTAATCCACCAATAGATTCTTCTAATACAGTTAAACTCGGAGTTTCTAATAAATCTCCACCAGTTGGATCAAAGTTTATACTTAAATCTTTAGCTCCATTGCCTATAATTCCTCTAGAAACTCTATAGTCTAATATGATAGTAGATCTATCTTTTGGCTTTTTACCAATAATACCATCACCAAATATTACTTCGTAATTTCCTAGATCACTAGCCTGTAAGAAAAACACTTTAGATGTATTGCTTAATCCTAAAAGTGTTGAAGCTAATGAGTAGTTTTCTCCTACATCATTGCCATCTTCATATACAGTAACTGTCAAACTTTCTGTATCGATATTTTTATTTGTAGCTATAAATCTTTGATTTTCTTGATTATAATCTACTATAAAAGATTCTTTTAAATAGATACCTTCATACACATATGTTTCGAAATTAAAAGATGTATTAGGAGAAGAAACCGTAATACTTTCTGGAATAGTAAAGATAACAGAATCATTTTTAATGATAGATGTGAATGAAGAACCCTTCTCAATTAAGTACGGCTGTGTATCTCCAGAAGCTTGAAAATCAACTCGTATTTTACATCTTGAAGATCTAGCAGATCTAGGAACATAATTCAATTCTTTAGCATGTGAAAGCACAGAAGCTTCAAGCTGGGAAGAATCTAAGAAAGCTTCTGACACAGCCATATTAAGATAAAAAGCATTCTTATAAGAGTTATAAGCAAGTAGGTCCATTAATACCGAAATATTAGAACCTTCGAAATCATAATCTTTAAAAGTATCTTGTGATCTTAAGAAGTTTTTAAAGTCATTTTTTAATGTATTAAAATCTAAACCTACTAGGTTTAATGAGCTGTTTGCCATTATCTTACTCTATTTAAAATTAAATTTAATGTTATCTCTTCAGGTATATTTATGATTTTAAATACGACTTTTACATAGTAAGCATTATTTTCGGCGTTAGGTTGAACATCAATGTTAACAAGTCTGGCTCTTGGTTCATGGTTCTCAATAGATTCTTCAATAGTTGTTCTTACTAATTCTGCTGTAACTGGATCTATTGGCTCAAATAATAATGTAGCCATCTTAGAACCAATAGTTGAATTAAAAAATCTTTCACCATTACCTGTTAGTACTAAGTTTTTAACTGAATTCTTAACTGCGTTCTCGTTAGTAGTTTTGGCCAGATACCCAGTTAAAGGATTCAAATCTAGATTATTTGTAAAGTCTGCATAGAATATTGGTTTATCTGATAAACCGGTGTATCTGTCTGAACGTGCCATTTAATTATCCTGCGAATACGTTTCCTGAGCCAGCTGCTACAGATGTACAGCCTGAAATTCCATCTCCAACTCTACCACAACCTTTACCATTAATAAACACTTTTGTAGAACCAGTAGTTATTGGCGCACTATGTGAAGGACAAGGATCATCACTCGGAAGAAAATGTGATGTATTATTATCACCTTGTCTACTTACACCAATACCATTAACAAACACATCACCAGAACAACCACTCCTTACCATGCCGGAACAGTGTGCAACATCTGCATCGCCTTGTCTAGTTACTGCTGGCATTACTTTGTTTCTCTCTTCATTAGTTCTTGTAATCTATGATTCCACTTATCAATCTCATTGTGTTGTTCATGTGTATGAGGACCATCAGGTACTTCTGGTATAAATTTTATTACATTATCAAAAGAATCAGGTATATCTTCATATTTATCGTATTCAAAAGAATACCATCTTTTAATATGACGAATAAGTGTGCCATTAGTTCAGATCAATCCTTGGAGCTGTCTGTGTCATGTTACCATCGGAAGCAATGTTTGTACTACCACCAACAAGAAGATTAAAGTTACCAGAACAATTGAGATCCATATTTCCACGAGCTCCAATATAGACGTCTTCTCCTGCCATCTTTAAATTGCCATGAGCATGAACCAGAGCATCACCACCGACTGCGATAGATGCATCTCCACCAATCTCAACATGTGCTCCTGCTCCAACACTTAATCTTGCATGACCACCTATCTTTATATCGCCATTTTCTTGAATTGTTAGTGTTAGACCACCTTTTAAATAGTTTTGTTTATTACCAACACATACTTCTACTGATTTACCATCATCTGATATCTCTGTATAAGTTCCAGACGGGTGTTCAACTCTATATCTTTTTGCACCATCAGTATCATCCATAGTGATTCTATGTCCACCAGGTGATTCTGTTACATTTACTTTAGAATACTTTGCATTAAAAGTAGTTTCTGGTAATCTTTCATCGTCTCTCTGAATAGCCATATTATACCTTCTTTAAACTTTGTATCTGTGCAGATATTGATTCTCTTAGTTTTATGCTATTTGTTTTAATTAAATCAACGTGAGATGGCAATTTGCTTGAACCAGTATCTGCGATCTTAGTGCCGAGATCTACTATCAAATTACATTGTTGTGTATATAGTATTTGATTCTTTAATGTCTCAGTAGATTTTATGATCTTACTAGAATTAGATCTATATGTCGCCGCATCTTTGGGGTTTATCGAATCGATTGTTTTAATAACTTGATTAACTAATTCCAGCAGAGCGATTAGTTGCAATAGTAAATTATTATTATTATCTTCTTTTTTATTTTGTGTTACTTGTTTTAAAACTTGTTGAAACGCTGCAGCACCTACCATATTCAAAGCTTTGCCTGCAGGTGAATTCTGCAAACCCTTCATCATGCTAAGAGCTCCAGCACCGAGTGTTCCGGCTGCATTTGATGGATCAACTTTTTTTATTTGATCTATAGCATTTGCACCAGTAGGCACTTGTGTTCCAAGTGTTTTTAGATCACCAAACTTAGATGGACCATTTGCTTCTTTCTTAGCAAAAGAAGTTAGTCCTTTAGTATCAAGTTTTCTTTCTCCTGTAGCAGATACAATATATCTTAGATCTTCTGTCTTAATATTAAATTTTCCAGGATCTTTAGATATACCAGATGGGATATCTCTACTCTCTTGACTTAAACTGCCATGTTTACCAGCGCTTGGCGCAGTAGCTAAAATATATGGTATCTGTTTATCGTTATCAATAAACATACCAAGAACACGTGTACCTTTTTGATAAGCTGGAGTTGCACCAGCTCCATCTTTAGAAGCACTAGTTACTGGAAATAGTGGACGAGCATATCTTAATTCGCTGTCTTTAAGCTCAGTCTGATCACCCATGATTCTAATCTTAGCACGACCAGATTTTTCATCATCATTCTCAACATCAACTATTTCTGCCCAGAAAAAATTCATTAATTAAGTTCCTTTGTTATACCCACCCTTAGCTAACTCTAATATAGTAGTAGCTTTAGGTTTAGCATTATACATCTTTATGTGGTGTCTTAAGTTTATTACTAGCATATCACCACCAATAGGATTTCCGGATTGCGCATTAGTCATATCACCTATAGGTTGTGATATATCTGCTGAGACAGCTTTACCAACTGTGCACTTTATACCTGAGTCCATCAACACTTGTATAGTACATTGAGGACCATTTTTTACTTCTTGAACATATCTTTGTTCTTCTGCACTCTTCTCTGCTTGTACTGAGTTTTTTTCTAATCTCTTATCATGTGGTATAACAGTTGTAGATCTTGGTTTACCACTACTGCCATAATTATCATTAACTTTAAACTCACCACCTTTTTTTCCTTCAGCAGGATCTTTTACTTGGCCTTTATTAAACTTAGATTCTGAAGTACTATAGGTGCTAACCTGTGCAGATTTTCTAGAGTTCATGACATCACCAATATCAAACCTGCCGCCAGGACTAAAAGATGTTTTTTCTTGAAAACCAATTATATTATAACTCTGACCTTCCATGTCTTTTATATTTCCACCTTGCGTAGACTTATGTGTAAACTTTGCTACTGGTGACATGTTATCAAACAACTCTTCTAATTGTTTAAAGATATAGTTTCCTTCTTTGTCTTCAAAAAAACAATAAGCTCCAGTCTTATATTTGTCACCGGTTATTCTAGTTCTTATACCATGTATTGCTTCAAATGGATTTAAGTTAGAAACTATATAAGGCTCATTCTCACCTATCATACCTTTACTGCTAGATGCATCAAGGTTACCTTTAACACCAAGTTCATCAAATATCTTTTTTACAGCATCAGAACCGGTTATATTTTTAAATGATTTCTGTACAGTAGTAGTTTTATTCTTTAAAAAAATCTCACTAACTAGATTTAATTTTACACCTTGCACTCTCATATTCTGAGAAGAGTTACCATTTTCTGGTGATAATACTTTAAACTTTCCTGTGTATATTTCACCAGCACATTCAATACTCATCTCTACGTCTTCATTTCCTTTTATTTCTAAGTTTTTCATTACGTTATTTGTATCAGTAATGGTAACTTCAGCAGCTCTAAAGGGTTTAAAAAGACTTTCATAAATCGATAGTTCATAGACGTAAGGTGATAAGTCTGTACCATTTACAGATAATTGTCTTATGGTAACTTCACCAGGTGTTGGCATACTCATGTTGTTAATCCAATAACTTTACTCTTAAGTTTTCAGCGGCTTCTAATGCAAAGTTTGAATCAAGCAATCTAATAGTCTTATTTGCTTCATTTTTTCTTCTTTCATATTCGTAACAAGAGATTGCAGTCCAATATATCGTTTCATCACTTGGTATGTTTTGTGATATGACTTCGCTGTTAGTATATTGAGCTATAGTATTTGTTGAAGGTTGTACCACGTAAAAATTATTAGCTATACTGCCTTCTACATTTTTAATAGTTACTACCGTGCTATTAGCAACAACGACTTCTGCATTAGCTGTAGTTTCAGATGTTGCATAGTTCTGTTTGATATTTACAATCTCACTGGTTGTAAATGAGTTGCCATTTACATTTGAAGTTATAAATGAACTTAAATTTAATTTCATTATTTTATTCGTATTAACTATCCAATCTTCTTCCCTGAGTTTATAAGAAACGATTTTAACACCAGCTCCATAGTCTGGTACATAATATTTTTTTAAAACATCCGGTAAATTATTATTATAAAAAGATACAGATATATCTGAAAGTTCGCCAAACCAATTAAGTTGATAATATTTTATTTTTTGTAAAGCTTTTTCATATGATCCATATGTATCTACTATCATATTATTAAAATCATTTTCAGAGATATACCATCCATAGTATGGATCTATGATTTCATTTTGTAAGTATATTAGCCATTCATATGCAGGATCATTATAATAATAATTTGAAACTTGATCTGGTCTTAAATCATTTTCAATCTCATATAGATAAAACAGATTTTTTCTTCTCAAGATTTTTTGAGAGATAGAAACTCTTTTTGTTATATCTGTACAAGATGTATCATTGTACACAGTATTTGGGAATTTAGTAAAATATGTTTCCATTACTCAGTAATCTCCAAAATTTTGTACAGCGTTAGAATCACCATTCAATACACTGCCTGTAGCTGGAATAACCTGTGTTTGTTTTACTACTTCACCAAATATATTTGGTACTCTCGAAGATACTTCTTCAAATCTAGAAGAATTTTGAACGCTTTCATTTCTCCAAGTGAAGAATGTAAATGTAACTGGTATTTTTATGATGCTATTTGTATCTCCCCAGTTTAATGGTATATCACCAATAGATATTGGGAAAGCTTCATCCATAACATAATGAGCGACTATAAAACCTGAATTATCAAATACTTCTAAATCAATAGTTGATCTGTATTCAGACTTGTATTCTAGTAAAAATTTACTATTAGTACTATTATTGACATCATAGTCCATAATACTACTTACCCATGTTTGAAAGAAATCGTAATTTTTTCTTTTTGCATCAAAATAAATGTTAAATGTGGCATCAGCAAATGATACGGAGTATGGTCTCTTTTCCATAGGACCATAACCATATCTTCTAATTTCATGTGTATTTAAATTAACACCAGGGATAGATGCACTTGCACAAAAATATTCTAAA